TCAATCCGAGGTTTTTTATTGCATAATGAAGTACACTAATAAAAACAATATGAAATTTATGGCGACAATGAACGCTCTCGACAGACTTAGAAAAGCTGCGAATCTCGACCCAATTAAAAAAGAAGTAAAATTATCCGATGGATCGCTCTTCGTCATGTATGTAACTCCTTTAACAATGGCAGAGCGTGAAAGGGCACAGAGACAAGTAAGAAGCGATGACTCAAATGGCTTTGCTTTACAATTATTAATAAATAAAGCATTAGACGAAAACGGAACAAAACTATTCAACGCAGGAGAAATAGACGTTCTTAAAAACGAAGTCAAGGACAGCGATCTTCAATCTCTTATGCTTGCAGTAATAAATGCAGAGGAGGAAGAAACAATAGACCCAAAATCCTAGCCAGCCAGTTAAAAAAGGATAACTGGATGATGCTTAAGTTTGGGGTAGCCAAGGAATTAGGCAAAACGCTCCACGAAATAGGAGAAATGACAGAGCAGGAACTCATAGGCTGGAGTGCATACTTTCAAGTAATAAACGAAGAGCAGGAAAAAGAGTTTGAAAAAATAAGACGCAGGAGATAGTGCTAATCAGTTTATTTAATGTAAACTAGAGTAAATATTTATTTTGGATTGTGGCATATAAAGCCGAGATAGCCGTAGATGTCAAAGGTCTAAAAGCTGTAAGGACCTTAGAATCTTCCTTAAATAAAATAAGCGGAAAAATAAGTGCGATAAACAAAATATCTATAGGAAACAGCAAAGCAGCAAAAATTGAAGAAAAAGTAGCTAAGAGTAAAGAGGCTCAAAGAGTCTCAATGATCCAGACCAGAAGAGTTGGAGATGCGGTACAAAGAGGAGCAGATAAAGGATTACAGACAGAAAAAGCACTAGCGGCAGTAAAAAGAGCAGCTAAAGCTGACGCACAAGGCCAATTAAAAGTTTCAGAAGCTCAAAGAAAAATAGCTTTAGAAGAGTTAAAGGTAAATCAAGGTTTAACTCAAGAAAAAGTAAAACAAGTAAATTTACAGAGGCAAATGGCTTCGCCCATAGGTGGAATTAAAACCATGATGGGTTCTCCTGCACAACAGGCTTTTTCTGGTGGACCATCTTCTTCTATACTCGGATCTAAAACTACCTTTGGCTCTCCTAAATTTTTTGATTCATCCGCTAAAATAGGAGGACCATCAATACCCGTAAAAGGAGCTAAAGATATTTATGGGTCGCCAGCATATTACGCTGCAACCAATAAAGAAGCTAAACGTGTAGCTAGAGCTAACGCTGTACCAATTAAGGGATTTAAGGATTTACCAGGATCTCCTGCATATTTTGAAGAACAAGCAAAAAACGCAAGGAGTTCTGCTTTAAATTTTGATAAAAGAACGGGTAAGTTATTAAGAGGACCAGCAGGATCAGGCGGTGGAGGTTTTAGAAATTTAGCCAGAAGATTTGATACGGGAAGTGCTCTTATTAGTGGAGGTTTTCCTCTGTTATTTGGTCAAGGTCCAGCAGTAGCAGCAGCAGGAGCTTTAGGCGGTGGTATCGGTGGAATGTTCGGCCAGATGGGTGGTTTTGCAGGAGGTATCGCAACCACAGCAGCAGTCCAATCAATCCAAAACGCTGTAACTGCTGTATCGCAATTAGGACAAGCATTAAGTCCAATAACACCTAATATTCAAGCGTTATCACAGTCTTTGGGATTGGTAGGAACTCAGGAACAAAAAAGACTTGAACTAATAGAAGAGGTTAGAGGAAAACAGGCAGCTTTTAATGCAGCCGTAGATGAAATGCGTAGAGTAATAGGCGATGAGGCTACTGAAAAATTAAGAGAATTTGGCGAAAGCACAAGATTAATAGGAAGTGAATTTTCTATAGCTATGACAAAGATGCAATCTGCTTTAGCTGGATTGTTTGGTGCTGTAGATAGATTTTTGGGATTAACAAGAGGTGCTGAAAGATCTCAAAGAAATAGGGCTATAGCAGGAAGCGATGACCCAGAAATAGTAAGACGTAGAGAAGAAATTGAAAGATTGCAGAATACAACAGGTGGTGGAAGAAGTGGTGCTAAAAACAGACAGGATAGAATTAAAACATTAAAAGCAGAACTGGATGAATTAGGAAAACAAGAGGTTGTTGTCAATAATATTGCAACTAGAAGGCAAAATTTAAATTTAATAGAAAGTTCTGCGGGTAAAAAATTAAGACAAGAAAATGAGCTACTGCAAGCTAAATTAGATGGAAACTTTGAGGAAGTACAGTTAGCTCAACAACTTGACGCAGAAATTCAAAAAAGATTAGACAAAGGAATGGGAATAATGGAGATAGATATTGACTCAATAAGTAATGCAATAAAATTAAATAATAAACTTGAAAAGCAAGTTGAACTGAGTGAAAAAATAGGCAGTAACTTTGAGCAAATTGGAGAATCTATTGCTTCTGGTGTTAGTGATAATTTAACTGCTGCTATACAAGGAACAAAAACTTTAGGTGACGCTGCAAAATCAATATTAAATGATTTAAGTTCTACCCTTATAAAACTTGGTGTAAATACGATTTTAAAAGGTATTTCTCCTGGTTTCTTTGGAAGTTTAACGGGATTAGGATTTGCAAGGGGAGGTAGACCCCCTGTTGGCAAGGCTTCAGTAGTAGGAGAACGTGGCCCAGAACTATTCGTACCAAGAAGATCAGGCACAGTAGTACCTAACGACAAACTAGGAGGAGGTAGTACAAACATCAGCGTAAATGTAGATGCTTCTGGATCGTCTGTTCAAGGTGATGAACAGCAAAGTAAAGAACTTGGCAAGGCTATCTCAGCAGCGATACAATCGGAATTATTAAAACAAAGACGACCAGGAGGTTTATTAAGATAATGGCTACTTTTCCTGATTACAACCCTGTCTTTTCTGCAAGTAAAACTGATATTACTAATACTAGAACAGTTCAATTTGGTGACGGCTACCAACAAAGATTTACTTTTGGTATAAATCAAAAAGCAAAACAATGGAGCTTAACATTTAATATTGACGATGAAGATGCAACTGAGATTGAAACATTTTTAGAAGCAAGAAAAGTTGATGGAGCATCTTTTGATTGGTCGCCTCCAGATTCATCCACTACATTCAAATGGATATGTCCTTCTTTCACTAAAGAAATATTTGAATTTAATAGAAACAGAATAAATGCAACATTCACACAAGTATTTGAACCCTAATGGCAAATCCTGTATCTGAAACCCAAGCAATAAATCCTGGGTCACTTATTGAATTATTTGAACTGACAACAGATGCAGCCTTACACGGATCTGCAACTACTTATAGATTCCATGCTGGTACGAATGAAGTAAACAATGGCAATATTATTTGGGCTGGCAATACTTATATCGCACTACCACTGGAAGCTGATGGCTTTAAATATGCTAGAGGTCAACTACCCAGGCCCACACTGACATTTAGCAATGTTACCAATATTATTACAGCGATTTTATTGAACGTAAATACAGTAACTCCAGGAAATGATCTTACTGGAGCGATAGTAAAAAGAAGAACTACTTTAGCAAGATTTTTAGATTCAGCTAATTTTGATCCTGTTGCCACAACAACTACAACAACTTCAACTATTGCCGATCCATCTGACGTAGAGACTGTCACATATACTGTCACAGTAGTAAATGTTGGTGGTTCTAATTATTTTGCTATTAATGGTGTTACCAATCCTGTTCTTACTATGAAACGTGCATCAACTTATATTTTTAATCAGTCTGATAGTTCTAATGTTGGACACCCTTTAAGAATAAAATCTGATGCTGGAGGGCAGCAAACAACAACTAATGCTGGAACTCTTGGAACAGATGCGACAGTAACTTATCAGCCAGCATACCCAACTGCACCAAATGATTTGAGATATTATTGCAGCGTTCACGGTAATGGGATGGGAAATACAATCACGATGAATAATCCAAATACGATCCAGCAACAAACAAGTTCAACTTCTACAAGTCAATCAAATCCTTACGGAACACCAGATCC